GGTCAAAGCTCCCGTCACGGGCTGGACTCATGGTCTAGAGACAAGAAGACCGCCCCCCGCATTGCTAATATGTCAAATAAGGGTCTGTAAGGGTCTGTAAGCGCCATATCTGCGATTATACGCTTTTAAAGGTCTATAAGTGTCTATAAGGTACCGCACTTGGGACACGGTTGGGACACGTTATAGGCTCCACCTCACGCATCTCCCTGACCGCCGCCGCGATGATTAGATCCTCGCTCGGCCTGTCGTAATGGGACAGGGTGGTGGAGGTGTCCTTGTGTCCCATGACCTTCGCCATCGTCTCTATGTTGACGCTGTACTTCCAGTGCATCCACGTCTCGTACGACGGCCTGAGGTTGCGCATGATTATCTTCGGCACGCCATCGGGGCGGTTGTTCATGAGCTTCGTCCACCGGCGCTTGAGCGAGTTGCGCGAGATGGGCTCGCCGAGCCCGTTCGAAACGAGCCAGCCGCCGTCGTGCTCGCCCGACTCCACCAGCTCCCTGAGGCGCGATGCGTATGGGTCTACCATCATCGTGGTGCGCACTCCAGTGTCCGTCTTCGGCTCGTCTATGCGTCCGTCACGATGCACCTGCCTCCAGACCTTGATAGTGGCGTACCCGTCGTAGAATTTCACGTCCTCCACCAGCACCCCCAGAGATTCGCCGACGCGCACGCCCGCGTATGCTTGTAGCATGAGCGCCGCCTCGACGTCCCATCCCCGGTACACGTCCCAGAGCGCGTCCAGCTGGTCGAGCGTGTAGATGTCCTTGCAGTACTCCACCTTCGCATCGGGCAGGCGGAACTTGCGGTCTGCCGGGTTGTCGGTCAGGCTGCCGTAGATCCTCGCGCATTCGAGGATGCTCTTCAGTACGCGCAGGTACACCTTGGCGGCGTGGGCGGCCTGCTTCTGCAGCTCGTCGTTAATCATGTCCGGCTTTATGGCCGAGACGGGCGTGGAGCCGAAGCGCTCGTCTATCTTCTTGTACGCGTTCTCGTAGCTGTCGAGCGTGTTCTTGCGCAGGTGTGCCACCGACGGCCAGTAGTACCTGTCGGCGTAGTACTTGAGGGTCATCTCTGCCGGCGTGTCGGCGACGCGCTGTATCTCCGCCAGCCTACGCGACGCCTCCCTGCGCGTCCCGCGTATGGTCTCGCTGCGGCGCTTGCGGCCGCCGTCGGTGTCCTCCCACCAACGGATTCGGTACGAACCGCTCGGCAGCTTCGTTATGCTGCCGAAATCCGAGCGGCGGTAACGTGGCATAATATACCTGCCTTTCTCTACTCCATGGAAGGCGACTTGATGCAACCCCTCCACCCTTTGCTTGCCGGCGAGGTGGAGGGGGCTTTTTTTATTTGCGTCGGCTGCGCTCGCCGCGTTCGGCAGCCCTCGCGTTCGCTGGATGCTCGGGGTCATCGTGCCAGTTGTACAGGAATTCGCTGCCGGACTTGAGCGCCTCCAACCCGAACCTTCCCACGCGCACGTCCATATCGGGCGCTCCGCGCTTGCTCCACCAGCACAGCCTATGGTTATCCATGCCGTTCGTCTCGACGCGGAACAGCCAGCCCTTGTCGGACGAGTGCTTCTTCACCATCTTCGTGTGGCCGTTCCTGTAAGTGATCTCGCGGCGGCAGGCGGAATCAGTGGAGACTGATTTGCGAGCCGCCGACGTGTCGAGCCCGTAACCGTCCGCGATGTCGAGCAGCTGCATGCACAGGCGCTCTATTGATTCGGCGTCCGCGTAGCCCGGTGCGCCGTCATCCGGTCTTCCTTCGATGCTCGTCTTCCCAGCTCTCAGAAAATCGAATATTCCCATTTCTCCTCCATCCCTACATCGGTATTGCCGTCAGCTTCACTCCGCTGTCCGTGCGCTCGTATGTGCACAGGGCGCTGTTCTTGACCAGAATCCGCGAGAACAGCGCCGAGTCGGCTCCCACAAGCTTCGCCGCCACAGCATCGCCGACAAGCAGTTCCACGCCGCCATCGACGGCCTTGGCGGTGCCTTTTGACGCGCTACTCCACCTCTCACCGTCCAGGACTTCGATTTCGTCCGTCTCGAAAATCGGCACCTTCCCCTCGTCAGCGAGAGGGTGGAGGTCGGGAAGCTCGTCATCCGCCACGCCGTAGATCTGCACGCGCAGGGTGCCTCCGCACCGGCTCGAAGCCGTGGCGTAGTCGGCGATGCCGTCGTACTCGCGCACAATGCGCTCGGCCCCGCGGGTGAGCGTCCCTATATAGGCTCCGCCCTCGTCAAGCGCGATGAGGTCTCCACCTTCCTCAGCGAAGACGATATCCTCGCCGAGGATTGGAGCCGAGCCGGTGATGCGGAGGTCGAATTCTGCGAGCCTGCCCATTACTCCGCCCTTTCCGGTAAGAGCGCGACCTTCGAATCCTTGATGGCGCTTATCTTCTTCGATGGCTTTTCAGGCGCAGGATGCCCATCGTCTTTGTCGGTAGGTAGCCGCTCTTCGAAGATGACGAATCTCGACTCCAGCTCCCGAGACTTCTTATAGCTCTCCACCGCCTTTGCAACGCCCCTGTCCGAAAGCGTTGTGCTGTTCGCGGCTGCCCTCGATGCGTTGAGGATGAAGTTGACCCATTTCGGGCTGCACTTGCGGAGGTTGAGGATTACCTCAGTCTCCTTATCGTCCCTCGTGATGATCCTTTGCGATGTGCCGCCGCTCTCATCGTCAGATGCGAGCTGGAGAACGTCGGGGTCGGTTATTCCGAGGATGTCGGACACCGAGCACTTCATAACCTCGCTCATCTGTATGAGCAGGCTCCCCTTTATATCCCTGTCGCCAGATTCGTAGTAGTAGACGCTCTGCTGGCTGATCCCTAATGCACTCGCTAGCTGCTTCTGCGTCATGCCTGCGCGCTCGCGCATTTCCTTAACCTTGAACATGTCTCCTCCTAAAACAAAATTCTATTAGATTATCTCCCAAAATTCTGTGGCTTGCAAATACAAATAGTGGTATAGTACACAGTGCAAAAACAAAGAACTGGTAGGGAAGGAGGTGGAGTATGACGAAGAACATCAAGAGCGAGCGCGTAAGGATTGGGATGACCCAAGAGCAGTTGGCAGATGAAATCGGGGTCCACGTGAACTCGATTCGCATGTGGGAGAACGGCGCGAGTCTCCCGAGCGCGATGAATCTGATCAATATGAGTCATCTCTTTAAATGCTCGCCCGACTATCTGCTCGGGTGCAGCGAGGAGCGCTTGGCCGTTAAGCACGTGCTCTAACGGCAATCTGTTCCAACCCAGCCACTGGCACGGAGGACTCGCTGTCGGCTCGCCCGGAAGGGCGAATCACTTGGTACGGACATGTACAGACCCCCGACATGCGTCATATGTTTCCTCCTCTCTGTTTAGGCGAACTTCCCACATCTCGCCGGCGGCGAGCCTTCCGTGGTGGTGGCTGGGAGGGGATTGGCGGTCATTCGATTGGAGGTGATGGAGTGAAGAAGTTCCGCGAGGTCGCGTACGAGCGCGGTCTGAAGCCCAAGCTGTTCTACACGGTCAACGAGGTGGCTCAGGTAACGGGCATGCTTGACCGCGATATCAGAGCCGAGGTCAACGCAGGGAGGCTCAAGGCCAAGGTGCCGCTCGGCAAGGAGCGCGGCCTGTGCATAAAGCCCGAATGGGTCGATTCATGGTCGGAAGTCACGGAATAAAAAGGCCCCGCGGTGCTGCAACACCGACGGAGCCAAGCGTCACAGATTGGAAAGCACTATGACAAAGACAAGTGTAGCACCTTCGTCCCACAAGCCTACGCGAGCGGAGACGGCAGCGGTGATGGTCGCGTTCGCGGCGCTGCCTTTCGTACCGGCAGCGGTCGATGCGGCGTTCGCGGCGTTCCCCGCGCTGGATCTAGTCGCTTTGGCGGCAATCACGGCGATGCCCATCGCGTTGGCGTGGTTCGCGTGGCGTCTGTAAGCGGATGGAGAGCCGCGCACGATTCGGCTGGATGGTACGCGGAGCGCGTGGTGCGCGCCGACGAGTACCAGACCACCAACCGCGTGTGGCAGAAGCGCAGGCTCGCAATCGCGGCGGACGCGACGCGCGAGCAGGCTGAAACGGAAATCGAGCGCCTGGTGCGCACGGACGGGATGAAGGATTGACGATGGATAACAACAACTTGAAGGGCACGCTGGAGCAGCTGGCCCTTGCGGAAGCGTTCGGTAAGGCTCTGAAGAACCTTACCTCCACCAATTCGAGCAACAGCTTGAGGTCGCAGGCGAACGCCGCGCTGCTGGATCTGTACGAGAAAACCGGTGCATCCAGCGTGAAGGTGAAGGTCAACGGCGAGGATGTCGGAACGTTTTCGATCGCGTTTAACAAGCCGGTGGACAAGACCGTCATGGTGTGCCGCGACCAGCGAGAGCTGGTGGAGTGGCTGCGGACCACGGACGAGGGTAAGGACACGCTGGATGCGGTCATCGGCAAGGCGATGGACGATGTGCTCAAGGCAGCCCACAGCTACGGGTTCCTCCCGAAGGGCTGCGCGATGGAGCAGGTCTGCGAGCCCGGGGGTCTCAAAAACTCGACGTTCAAGATAGAGCCAGCCAGGGTCGCGAAGGCGCTGGGGAAGCAGCTCCCAACCGCAGTTGCAGGTCTTATCACCAAGAAGGTGGAGTAGATGGGCAAGTACGATTCCGCGAACAACTGCGACCTCACCGTCTGCATCATGGTCGCCGAGTACCGCGAGCTTATCCAGGACGCGGAATGGCGTCGCAACCGCATCTCCGAGCTTGAGACGCGTGTCGAAGCGCTCACGCAGGACAATCGCAGGCTGATGGGAACAGACGATAAATCACTCGGAATCGCCGACAGCGCCAAACGCGCGTTCGATGGATTGGTGGTGGAGTGATGGCAAACCTAATCGCCGTCATGGGCGAATCGGGAAGCGGCAAGACCACGAGCCTTCGCAACCTCGACCCCTCCACCACCTACATCATCGACGCCGACAAGAAGGGCTTGAGCTGGCGCGGTTGGAAGTCGCAGTACTCCACCGCCGCCCACAACTACAAGGTGGAGGACAACCACGAGACCATTTTGGAGATGCTCAAGGTTGTGGACACCAACCCCAGCTTCGCCCACATCAAGACGCTGGTCATCGACACCATCAACGGCATCATGGTCGCGGACGAGTACCACAGGCGCGACGAGAAGTCGTACGACAAGTGGGCCGACCTCGCGTGGTGCGTGTACGGGATCATCGACTACGCGCTCACCGCCAGAGACGACCTGACCGTGGTCTTCATGGCCCACGCGCAAACCGAGCGCGACGATTCTGGAGTTCTGTTCACGCACATCAAGACCAGCGGCAAGAAGCTCGACAAGATCGTCCTCGAATCCAAGTTCACCACGGTGCTCAACAGCAAGTGCGTAAACGGCAGCTACGTCTTCGAGACGCGCAGCGCGACCTCCACCGCTAAGGCACCTATGGGGCTGTTCGACAAGGCGACCGTCCCCAACGACATAAAAGAGGTCATCGACGCCATCAACGAGTACAACGGCGTGGAGACCACGGAAGATAAGGAGTCCGAATAATGAAGCCCATCAACCTGCAGAACGTCAAGGAGTCCATCGAGGGCAGCTTCGACCGCCTCCCCGCGGGAGCGTACCCCTGCATCATCACGAGCGTCACCGACTTCCCCAGCAGCGAGTATCTGAGCGTCGTGGTCGACATCGTCGCAGGCGAGTACGAGCGCTACTTCGATACCCCGTTCTACGCTGACAAGCCCTTCGCGCACAGCCTGGTCTTCTCGTACAAGGAGTCCGCTCTGCCGATGCTCAAGGGCCGCCTGCACGTCATCAGCGACTGCAACACCGGTTACGATGCCGAGTCCGCCTTCTACGCCGGCAATGAGCAGTCGCTGGTCGGCAAGGTCATGGGCGTGGTCTTCGCGGAGCAGGAGTACCTGAACAAGAAGACCAAGGAGTTCGAGTACGGAAGCCCGCAGCCCGCGCGCCTGTGCCGACTAACGCCCGACGAGCTTGAGAAGCCCGAGAACAAGGAGCCGAAGCAGGTCCCCATGACGGAGAAGCGCAAGATCGCGGCGATTCGAAACGCGAAGATCGCGACCACGGACGAGGACGCGCGCAGGTGGCTGAAGCAGTACGAGGCGGACAAGGCCGCTGGCGGCGCTCCCGCTCCCTACTCCACCTCGCCTAGTGCTCCCGCCGATACCTACAACGGTGACATCCCGTTCATGATGTAGGCCTCGCATGGGGACTACAGGACTAATCATCGACACCAGGCAGCAAGCCGGGAAACACGAGCACGTGGACAGATGGCTCGATGCGCACCACGTCCCCTACAGGTACGAGAAGCTTGATTTCGGAGACTACATCCGCGATGACGGGTTCGGCAACATCTCGATTGACACCAAAAAGGACGTTGCCGAGCTGGCGGGGAACGTCGGCAAAGACCATGCGAGGTTCGTCCGCGAATGCGACAGGGCGAGGGACGCGGGGTGGCGGCTCATCATCTTGGTGGAGCAGCACCCAGATTACAACGACCTCGCGAAGCTCGCCACATGGGTAAGCGGCGTCTGCGGCAGGTGCCAGTCGAAGAAGTCGGGCGCGTGCCATCCGGACGAGGTGACCGGCAAGTACTGCGATAGCGGATACAAACCGCTGCAAGGCTCCACCATCGCGAAGATCGTGCGGAGCATAGGCGAAGACCACGCGACCAAATTCCGGTTCTGCAACAAGCGTGACACCGCGCGAATCATCTGCGACACGTTGGGGGTGCCCTATGACTGATAACCAGATGCCGCCATGCGGCGCTGCGGCGCTCGACTACATAGAGCGCGGTCTGGCGGTCATCCCCGTGTCGCCGGGCGGCAAGGTCCCAGCCACCGTCAAGGGCATCAACGATTGGTCGGACAATCCCGAGCAGGCGATGTTCTGGTGGGGGATGGGGGACTACGCGGGGACGAAGGGAAGCAACCCCCGTTACAACGTCGGCGTGGTCTGCGGCCAAGCATCGCGCGGCCTGCTCGTCATCGACGTGGACGTTCACGGAGACGTGGACGGTCGTGAGACGCTGCGGGAGTGGGAGACGGTCAACGGCAAGCTGCCGGAGACGCCGTGCCAGATAACCGGAGGCGGCGGCCTGCAGTACTTCTACCGCGCAACGAGGGAGATTCGCCCTTCAGCGAACGGTGAGCTAGGCATAGACGTTCGCGGCGACGGCTCCTACGTGGTGATGCCGCCGAGCATCCATCCGAGCGGCGAGTCGTACGAGTGGAGCGTGTCGCTCGATGACTGCGACATCGCTGACGCCGATGACACGGTCTACTCGCTCATCGACTACGTGCGGCCAACCCGCAAGGTTGACGAGAACGGGGACTGGGAGCTGTTCGAGCTTCCCGAACGCATCGAGCATGACAGGAACAACACCCTGTTCAAGTATGGCTCGTCGCTCCGCTCGCGTTCAATGAGCGCAGCCGAGATCAGCGACCTCCTCCACCTCGCCAACGACCGCAGGTGCAAGCCGCCGCTGCAGGAATCGGAGTTGATGAAGATTGTCGGCTCCGTCACGAGGTACAAGCCCGGCAACGAGTTGGCATCCGGCGGCTCCGCCGTCATGCTTCCCGCCGCCCCCTCCCAAGAGGGAGAGGGAGAGGGGGAGAAGGTGGAGAAAGCCAAGCCGCTGAAAGGCGTGACGAGCCTTGAAATTTGCCAGATGATGCTCACCTCCAAGGTCTGCGACAACATCCGGTTCAACGTTCTGGACAAGCGCCCGTGGAAGATGGGGCCCGTGCTATGGGACAAGACCGATGGCAAGCGACCGCTGGAGGACAGCGACATCGCCACGCTCTACGGTTATCTGGAGCACTGCATCGGCATCCGCTCAAGGGCGGCGTTCGACACGGCGTTCCTTCAGCTGGAGACGTTCAAGGAGCGGCAGATTAACCCCATCACGGACGTGTTCGAGCACCTGCCGAAGGTGGAGATGGACTTCACCAACGGATGGCCGGAGACGTGCAGGGTCCAGAAGGATGACGGCACGTGGAGCGAGGAGATAACGGTATGCGGTCACCTGTTCAACATCTTCTTCGAGGTAAATGCTGACGATGACCTTGGGTACTCGACGGAAGTCGAGCGGCTCATGTTCCGACAAATCGTGGGGCGCGTGCTGAAGCCCGGATGCAAGGCGGACTCGATGGTGGTCATCGTCGGGGAGCAGGGAATCGCCAAGAGCACGTTCATCGAGCAGCTGGCGCTTGACCCGAGCCTGTACCTGGAGAACATCGAGGACTTCGACGAGAAGCATAAGGTGTACCTCATGGGCAAGCTTATCGCGGAGGTGGCGGAACTGCAGGCGATGTCGCGCTCCAAGATCGAGGCGGTCAAGCAGGCAATCACGGCACCGAAGGACACGCTCAGGCTCTCGTACGCCAAGTACGCGTCTGACTACCCGCGCACCTGCATCTTCGTCGGCACCACGAACCGCTCCATCTTCCTGACCGACACCACGGGAAACCGAAGGTTCCTGCCAATCCAGTGCAACCGCCGAATGAACGACCCGCATCCGGGTCTGTTCGACGGGACGTCGCAGATCCTGATACGCCAAGCCTACGCCGAGACGATGGCGTACGCGAGGTACTTGGGAACGGACGAGTTCCTGAAAACGATGATGCTCCCGCGGGAGATCCTGAAGGTGGCGATGGACATGCAATCGCAGTACACGGAGGAAGACAGCCTATACAACGAGGTAGCCGACTTCCTAGACAGCGTGCGCGCAGACCCGAACACCGACCGGGTGAACGTGAAGATGGTGGCGCTCAGGGCGCTCAAGATGGACGAGAAGGAGTTCGCGATGATGCCGCAGTTCAAGAAGACGGACATCGCCGTGGCGATAGACAAGTGCCCGGGCTGGTTCCGCTACAAGGGCAAGCAGCGCATCCCGAACTACGGCACCGCGACCGCTTGGGGCAAGTCTTAGGGGCGGCTCCGTTGCCGACCCGTTGCCCGGCTTGTTGCCCATGTTGCCCAGTTGTTGCCCATAGGGCAACAGAGTTTACGCAGGTAGATACCCTTTTGTTGCCCTGTACCCCTTGATTCTTAATAAAAAAAGAAAAGATATATAGGGGGGTAGAGGGGGGATGGGAGCTACGCAGAACTGAAAAGTTTGAAACATGGGCAACAACGGCAATAGGGCAACAAGTTCATTATTTCAGCAGCTAAAGGCATATGTCGGGCTTGTTGCCCACTGTTGCCCATGTTGCCCAACTATCGAGTTATCAACCTACTTTGTAAGAAGGTTTTAGAAATGTCTAATAATGAAGCCCGCCCTCTCAAGCAGGTGGAGTCAGTCGAACACACGTGCGACACGTGCGACCACTACGTGGACGGCTGGGACGGATGGCACCGCACGCGATGCGGCCTGTGCTGGCTCAAATGGCAGGACATGGCGCGCGGCACGGGCCAGGCGAAGCTCGACATCGACCGCGCGTCAGTCTGCATGGTGGACTGCGCGGGATGCTGCGCCGAATGGACGGATGCGGACGATGACTAAGCGAGTCGAGAACCCGTGGCAGTTCGTCCCAGCTAGGCCGAACCCCGCGAGGGGAGAGCCGATGCGCTACGCGGACGGGACGCGCATCCGCCGTAACGATTACGTGTACATCAAGGGAGAACCGGGCAGGCACGTGTACAAGGTGGTCGGCTTCGATTCGGAGCGACGCTTCCTGCTCGTCATGGCACCGGGCGGCAGGCAAGACCACGTGCCCGTGAACGCGATTGAGAGGTTTTGACGATGGCGATGGCCGATTACGAGCCAGCGAGCGGGACGAACCTACCCGCCGGATGCTTCGAGCGCGACATAGACGCGCACTTCGCGGAGCAGCCGACGTGCGGGGGGTGCCGCTACGCGATAGAGATGGTCTGCGACTTCTGCGTATGCAGCAGGGAGCTGTCGAGGTGGGGATGCGACCACTACGACTCCGACTTCGAGCAGGTCGCGGAGTGGATCGCGGACAACATGCACGACATGCAGGAGGACTCTTGCAAGGAATTTAGGGAGTAGACATGACCGAGAGGAAGTTGCCGCCAAAGCGCACGGCGGAGCAGCTGCAAGCAGCCGGGGCGAAGTCGGTTGAGGTGCGCAAGGCCCGGGCGAACGTCCGCGCGGCGCTGAAGCGCGGGGCGCTCGATTTGCCCCACGCGCTCAACCTGCCCGTGGTGCAGGGGATGAAGCTCCGCGCGGTGCTGTCGGCGCTGCCCGGTATAGGCGGTCGCAGGGCCGACGCGGCGATGCGCTACATCAACGCCTGCGACGGGAAGACCGTCAAGGGCATGGGGCCGCGCCAGATGGAGCGTCTGATGGATTGGTACGGAAAAGAGGTCAAGCATGGTTGACGTGAAGATTAAGAGCTGGCCCGTCTTCGAGGACGGCGAACCCGTCCAAGTCGGCAGCAAGGTGCTGCTCAGCGACGGCATGGAGCATGTGGTGGAGCACATCGACCTGTTCTCAAGCCTCACCATCCTGTACTTCGATGACACGAACGAGTGCGTCACCTACTCCCCTCTGAACGGCGAGAAGCTGAAGCATATGCAGCGGCCAGTGTACGACATGGACAACGTGGAGATCGAGAAGGGCGATACGGTCTACATGCTTGATAGCCGCGAGCCCTACAAGGTCGAGGGCAAATTCCGCAATATGTCCGACATGGTCGAGCTCACCGACAAGAACGGAGGCAGGCTCAGCACGTTCGCGACCATGCTGACACACCAGCGTCCCGACTCGTGGGAGATGGTGGAGAGGGACGCGACCAAGCCGCCGCGCGAGTACTGCCGCGAGAACGGTATCAGCGCCGAGACGGTTGGCGCGATGGATGACGAGCAGGCGGTTGCATCTTTCGCTACGAACCTCGTGCACCGCGCCAAGCTGCTGGCTGGCACGGAAGCCGGTATCGACGAGGACGAGGACGGCGAGGACGAGTACGGGTTCATATTCTTCCCGTACCAAAGCGATTAGAGCTTCCCATTCGGCTTTGCAAACGGCGGCGCGGGCACTCGCTATGGCAAGCACGTGAACGCGCCGCTGTGACGGCGGAAACACGGTTAAACGCGAAATTAACGGACAACGGAATAAGGAGAACCACGATGGAATACATACACCTCGGTTGCGGCTACAGGCTCCATAGGCTCGACCCCATGAACTGGGAGCTGGAGCAGTGGAGGGAGCCGGCGAAGGACAGCGGCGGCAGGGTTGCCAAGGACAGGTCTCCGAAATGGTACAGGTGCGGACGCTACTACCAATCCCTCAGCGCCGCCCTCCGCGCCGTCTACGAGCTGGCGCTGCGCGAGGACGATGGCGCGTCCGTAGATCTGGAGCAGGCGCTCGACCGAGCGGACGGGATAAAGCGGGAGCTGATGGACGCGACCGCGGACTTGAGGAAGGTGGAGTAGATGGAATACACGGACATGGAGCGGCGCATCCTCGACATGTGGCCTAAGTTCGAGGACGGGAGCTACGTCATGTACGAGGACGAGTTCGAGTTCGATGGCGAGGTCAAAACGGCGCACGGCTTTAATTTCGGCGTGGGCGGACGAGTGTCCATCTGCTCCGACAAGGGGTCACATGTGAGACTGCCGAACGGCGAGCACGTCAAGCGCCCCGCGCCCAAGGTGCTGGATGCCGACGGGGTGGAGATTCACGTGGGGGACACGGTGTACGACACGGAACTTGCGAACGGAGACAAGTTCACAGTCGAGAGCATCGATAAGAATGGCGATGTAAGGGCACGTGGTGACAAGTACATTTTCATCCAGAGTTCCGTCGTTTTCACCCACCGCGCCCCCGTCCTCGCGGCGGACGGAATGCCGCTGCGCGAGGGAGAGACGGTGTGGGACGGAAAGGGCAACGGCCCATACATCATCAAGAAAATCGAGGATGACGGCATCGTTAGAATCGACTTAAACGACCTTGACTATTTTGCCTCCGAATTCTTCAGCGAGCGCCCGGACAGCTGGGAGCGGTTGGAGGAGGACGCCGAGAAGAACACCTGTGAATACTTCGGGTTCAGGGACAAGGAGTGCAGCGAATGCCCTGGTTTTAAAGGTGGAGTTAAAGGCTGCAGCGTCATCAAGATGCGCGACCTCATCCGCCGCGCCAAGGCCATCGCGGAGAAGGAGGCGGGACGATGAGCTACGACATCAACCTGTGCGACCCCGTAACGCATGACGTACTAGAGCTGGATGACCCGCACGACATGCGCGGCGGCACGTACGCGATGGGCGGAACGACACTCTGCACGCTCAACGTCACGTACAACTACGGGGCAATCTTCCGCCGCGAGCTGGGCGAGAAGGGCATCCGCACGATCTACGGCATGACGGGCGCGGAGTCCATCCCCGTCCTCGAAGCGGCGGCGTCGCGTCTCGCGGACGATGCGACGGGCAACTACTGGGATGCAACGGAAGGCAACGCGAAACGTGCTTTGCTGCAGCTGGTCGCGTTGGCGAAGCTGCGGCCCGACGGCGTATGGGACGGTGATTGACATGGGCGGCATTTACCTGGACGTTCCAGCCTTCAAATGCCCCGTATGTGGAGGGGACGTGGGCGCGGAACTCGACATATGGGGCAAGCCGAAGGTGATGAGCGCAATCTTCAAGTGCCACGGATGCGGTCGGTACGTGCATATAGACGCGAACGACGTTCTGGACGATGCCCGGGACTACTTCGATGACGAGCTTAGGAGGGTGGATGGCGAATGACTGTATTGCATCCACGCGAGCAAATCGACCTCAAGCCATGCCCGCATTGCGGCGGTCGCGCCGAGTTCCGAGACGGCAGCTCGACGAAACCGTACATCAGGTGCAGCGGTTGTGGTTGCAGGACGCACAACTCATGCGACCTCAAGAAGCTGGCAGCGATCTGGAACAGGAGGGTGGAGGAATGACCGTTACGAATGAAGAGCGCCGCGAGGTGGCGCGTAGGCTGCGCGAGCTGCCAACCGATATGTACGAGGTTGAAGAGCTGTGGGAAATGAAAGGTCTGGACACGTGCTGCAAAGACCAGACCGACTATTACCTGATTCACTTCGCCCTTTTCGGATGCTTCCCGGCAGACCACATGCACCCCTGCGATTACGAAGAGCTGCACATGCGTCTCGCCGACCTCATAGACCCAGACCGCGACCTCACGTGCGAGCTTGAGCCGACCGCATCCGAGCGGACGGACGCGCCGGTGCGAGTGTACGAGTGCGACCATTGCGGTAAGTCGTGCGACTCGGTGTATGCGGAGGACTACGTGTACTGCCCTTATTGCGGCAGGCTCAACACGGCGCGAGAGGTGGAGGTAGACGATGAAGCAGCCTAGAGACCTAGCGATGGAGGTGGTCAGCACCGCCGCGCGTGTACTCGCCGCGTCCGACAGGTTGGACGAGGTACGCGGGTACCATTTCAAATCAGACTCAGCCATCGGGGGGGGGTGCTCTCATTGCTAATCGCGATAGCGGCTTGCGAGATGGCTCTGCGCGAGGTCGCGCACGCCGAGGGCTGCGAGGACATCCAGCCATACATCGATTCAATCATCGAGACGCAAAAGGAATGCGAGGAACACGGATGGTAGACGATACCCAAGTCACCGCGCCCCCGCACTACGCGGGAGACGGCACAATCGAGTGCCGCCGCGCCCAGCTCTCAATGGCGGCGGGCTACGACCGCGCGGCATGCCCGAGCTGCGTGGCGCATTGGGCGCTTACGGCGGTCAAGTACCTGTGGCGGGCGCCGCTGAAGAACGGCTTGCAAGACTACCGAAAAGCGCGCGAGTACCTGGACTACATCATCGATTACATGGAGGGGTCGGAATGAAGGCGCTCAAGCACCTCACCGTCTCGAACGTCTCCCTGTACGAAGAGACCGAGGTCAAGACCATGGACGGCGAGACGCTCATCGCTGCGAGGATGTCCGAGGTCACCGCGACCGACCCGGACACCGAGCTGACGATAAGGAGCGTGCCGTTAGACGAAGCCCCGTGTATCGGAGACGAGGTGCTGGTGGCTGTGAAATGGGGCGAGAAGTGATGAAGCTTTTAGACATGATCTACGCCATAGAGGGGCAGGCCTACTGCCTCGGCGGCGAGGTGGAGAAGACCGGCGAGCTGCCCGATGACGCCAAGTCGCGGCTGCAGTACATACGCCGGACGTGCAACAGGATTCTTATGGGCGAGTATGATGACGAGGTGGAGGGCGAAGATGCCGATTGACGAGAAGTACCAGGCGAAGCTGTGCGTGCTCAACATGGACAGGATGCACGACCAGATAGAGCGGCTGCCGTTCTCGTACGAGAAGCAGATGGCGCTCAAGCACCTCGAATCGTCCCGCGAATGGGTCGCGCGCATATACAAGCACAAGGAGGCGGAGTGATGGCGTTCCTCACGAACGGGCAGGCGCGGTATCTCGCCGAGCTTTACACGGGGACGGAGGTGCCGGAACTGCATTGCACATGGCCGCGCTTCTCAGACGGGGAGCGCGTCAAGGTCGGCTCCACCGTGGCCAGCGCGCTCGGAGCCATGGAGGTCGGCAGCGTGCAGTTCTACTCCGGCTACGTGATGCTCTACGACACCTCGCACTGGCACTACGTCAAGCTCTACGACGGCCAGACCGCAGAGCGCCCATAAGCTGGTTGTATAATGTTTGGCCAGCTAGAGACCACGGTTAGGCGGTGCGGATGGATGTCAGGGAGTATTTCGAGTCAGTGCGGGACGCCCAGCAATCTATAAACGGCAGGCTGGAATCCATCGCCTCTATGCGCGAGCGCGAGGGCTTACGCGCGCAGCGGTACGACCTCGCCGGCGGCGGCTCGGGCAACCACGACGCCATGCGTGCCACCGACATCCGCATGGACGCCGAGGCGGCGGCACGGCAGGAGCTGGAAGACCTGTACGCGATCATCGCGGACGGGCGCGAGATATGCCGCGGCATACGCGCCGCCAACCCCACGCACCGCATCTGGGGGGACGTCCTCGAATTCCGCTACTGCGAAGCCATGCAGTGGAAGCAGGTCGGGCGGGCGCTCGGCATCTGCATCCGCAAGGCGCAGATAGAACACGACAACGCGCTCGATTGGGTGGAGACGGTCGGCATCGCCCGGGCGAGGACCGGCATGGGTCAGGCCGAGCTGCCGTTAACCCGCTGACAATGCGTATCAATACGTATCAACGCAGGTGGATGTATACAACCAGCGCGTATGTTCGCCCGCCTGCGCCAGCGACCGCGCGACCCGCGAGGTATAACTATCGTGCGCAACGAGCGTGCGAGGTCATATGGCCTCCTTCCCGTCTGCCCGTCCGCTCTCCCTCTCGCGAGGTGGAGTGGGCGGGCATTCGCATATCCAGACAGATTGGAGAGCGCATGGCTGAGCGCAAGACAGGGCAATCAATCGAGCAGAGGGATGGCGTCGTAAGCCGAGGCGTGCTCAAGCTCATCGTGTTGCAGGCCATCACCTGCATGCCAGACGAGAGCTATCCGGCGTTCGCGGAGATCGTGCTCGCCGCACTAGGCATGTCGATGAGCGGCGCCCGCGCATCAGGCCCCGCCGAGCGGAGCCCCGATGCTCCCTCCAGCCCGCCTGCCACGTCACCGCAACAGGAGCGCGAGTCCGAGACAGTGCGGCCCGCATCGTGACGCCGCGCCTAATCTCCTGCTCTCGGTGCGGTCGCATCCATCCAGTCAACGCCTGCCCATGCAAGAGGGAGCCCGAGACCAAGCCCACTGCCGAGCGGCGTTTCCGAAGCACGAAGCGATGGACTGCGACCTCGATACTCATACGCAAGCGCGACCGCTACCTGTGCGCCGCCTGCGAGCACATGCAACCTCCTCGCTACACCACCCAGCGGCTGCAGGTGCACCACATCGTCCCAATCAAGGACGCATGGCGCAAGCGGCTCGACCCCGCGAACCTCATCACCCTGTGCCCGGTGTGCCACGAGCTGGCGGAGCGCGGCGACATCCCAGCCGAGCTGCTCCGCACCTGGGCTGCCGAGGCGAACGAGCGTGAAGGGCTCTAGTCCTCTCTCCCTCTCGGGGGGGGCATGGGGGGGCGGCACCGCCAGCGATCCATGCGATTCGAACGGCGCTTTCTTTCGCGCCGCGGGCCGTGCCGCGCATATCCCCCCGGTTATGGGCGGGATTTCAGGGGCCTTACGTAGACCGACGGCCCTACCCAGGAATTTAACGACTGCCCATTTGAGCGAAACGGGGTAAACATGGCCAACCTACCAAAGCCATCTGAACTCAGCTCGCGCAAGATTTCCAAGCAGGAGCGCGATGCGAGAGCCGCCGCAGAGGAAGATTGGCGCTTTGGCGCAATCGCCGATTACGAGCCGGTCGCATTGAGCGAGCAGGGTTTGCAGGTCTTCAAGGAACTCGTGCTCTCGATTCCAGAGAAGGTCTTGTGCAAGACGGACGGGTACACCATCGAGATGGCTGCGGACGCGATAGACAAGATGCGCGAATGCAGGGAAATCTTGAGGGTGGAGGGCTTGATTGTTCCGCACGTAAATAAATCTGGCGAGACGGTGAGCGAGCAGAACAAGGCCGCGCTCCTTTATCAGAAGTATTCAGACATAGCCAGCAAGAAGCTCGCTGAGCTAGGGTTGACCCCAAGCTCGCGCGCGAGAATCGCGCAGGCTGCAAGCGATAGGTCTGCCGAGAAGAAGCGCACAGTCGCGGACATCTTCGCCGATGACGATTAGGCACGACCACGCCGCCTTGTATTGCAGGGCGGTTTCGGACGGAACCATCGACGCTGCGTTCACCGGTGTCGATGGCGCGAAATTGGCACCCAAGTACGTGAAACTCCAGTGCGCTGAGTTCTTACGTATGTGGGACGGCGAGGACGAGAAGTACTTCGTAGACGGGAAGAAGCTCGTCAAGGTCTGCAAGCTGTTCAAGCTGCTGCGCATGGCGAAGGGGCCGAACGCCGGCAAGACGCTCTACGATTCGCTCGCGGGGTTCCAGTGGCTCGTGGTCACGGCGCTCACGTGCTGCGTCCACAGGGATGACCCGAAGAAGCGAAGGTACGAGTCGGCGCTGCTTGAGATCTGCCGCAAGAACGGCAAGACGTTCCTCGTCGCGGTGCTGTTCATCGTGCTGTTCTTCACGGAGCCCAAGTTCTCGCGCTTCTTCTCTGTCGCGCCGGACGGAGCGCTGGCGAAGGAGCTGAAGGAGGCCATCGAGCCGCTGATCAGCGCCAACGCCGAGGCGTTCGACAACTGCTTCAAGGTCACGCGGGACTACATCCTGAACAAGCCGCGCTCCACGCGATACGTGCCGCTGAACTACTCCACCAACCGCATGGACGGACGCGAGCCGAACGTCTTCATCGCGGACGAGATCGGCGCGCTTCCGACGAACTACGCCATCGAGGCGATGCGCTCCGGACAGCTGCTCGTCAAGAACAAGCTCGGGTTCTGCATCTCGACAAAGTACCCAACGGGAGACAACCCGCTTGAGGACGAGGTGGAGTACGCCAAGAAGGTTCTCGCGGGGCAGGTGGAGGACGAGACGCTTTTCGCTCTGCTCTACGAGCCGGACGAACCGGACGGATGGGCGGCTGACGATGCGGTGCTGGCGCAGGGCAACCCGCTGGCGCTCGAAATCGAGCCGGTGTGGCAAGACCTGCTCAAGAAGCGCGTCAAGGCCATAGAGCGCGAGAGCCTGCGCGAGAACTTCCTGACCAAGCACTGCAACATCGTGTACCAGGGCATCGGCACGGAAGCCTACATCCCCATCGAGCACGTCAAGGCGGCGATGGTGGATGACGTGGACTTCACCGGGCGCGAGCTGTACGTCGGCGTAGACCTCGCCATGACCAACGACAACTGCGCGGTGGCCGTGGCGTGCGAGATAGACGGGATGATCTACGCGGACGTTAAGGCTTTCATCCCCGCCGACAGGGTGAAGGAGAAGAGCGCAACGGAGCGTCTGGACTACACCGGCAGGATCATGGCGGGGGAGTGCGTGGCGTGCGGAGACCTCACCGTGGACTACTCCGTCATCGAGGACTTCGTCTGCGGCATCGAGGAAAGGTACGGCGGCACGGTGGTCTCCATCGGCTACGACCGCTACAACGCCCTGTCGAGTGCGCAGAAATGGGAGTCCGAGGGGCTTACCACGGTGGAGGTGCGGCAGCATTCGTCCGTCCTCCACCCTCCCACGAAGCTGCTCAAGGAGAAGGCGGCGTCGGGCATGCTCAAGCTCAAGCGCAACAAGCTGCTTGAGGTCAACTTCGACAACGCGCGATGCACGTACGACACGAACCTGAACCAATACGTTAACAAGAAGAAATCCAACGGAAAGGTAGACATGGTCATGGCGCTCATCGACGCCGTGTACCTGCTCCAGCAAGACGTGATATTCGGCGATGACTTCATCTGCCAGATATAAGGAGATGCAACGACCTAAAGATAGGAGGTGCCATGGGCATTTTTGACCGACTGATCACTCGCGAGGAGCCTACCCCGCCTTCGCAGGAGCAGGTGGAGGAATCGGCTGTGACGCCTGACGTGACCGACCAGCTGCTGTCCGCGCTGCTCACTAGCGACAGCGTCTCGCGCAGCCAAGCGATGGGCATCCCCGCCTTCGCCGCGTGCGTGGACGTCATATCGTCCACCGTCGCATCGCTACCCGTGCGGCTGTACCGCCGCCACGGTGACGAGGTGGAGGAGGTGGAGGGCGATTCGCGCGTGACCTTGCTCAACGGCGAGACGGGCGATACCCTCAACGCCCACGAGATGAAGGCCGCGCTGGTGCGCGACTACTACTGCGACAAGGGCGGGTTCGCCTACGTGAACCGAGTAGGCAACGAGGTGCGCTCAATCCACTACGTAGATCCCGCGCACGTCTCCGTTGAGAAGAACACCGACCCCATCTTCAAGCGCCACATGGTGCTGGTGGACGGCAACCGCTTCGCGCCGTGGCAGTTCGTCCGCGTCCTGCGCAACACCAAGGACGGAGCCACGGGCGTCTCCATGGTCTCGCAGTACGGGCAGCTGCTATCCGTTGCCCATAAGACGCTTAAGTTCGAAAGCTCGCAAGTGGAGCGCGGCGGTAGCAAGCGCGGTTTCCTGAAAAGCGCGAGAAAGCTATCCGAGCCTATTCTCAAGCAGCTCCGCAAGGCTTTCCACCGTCTGTATTCCGATACGTCCGAGAACTTCGTGGTCTTGAACGAGGGCGTGGAGTTCCAAGAGGCGTCTGAAACCTCATTGGAGATGCAGCTCGCCGAGACGAAGAAGGCGAACAGCGAGGACATCTACACGCTGTTCAAGGTTCCCGCGGCCATCATCAAGGGCGGCGCGACCGACAACGACCGCGACAACTTCGTGCGGTACTGCCTTATGACCGTCTTGGACGAGCTTTGCACCGCTTTCAACTCCGCATTGCTGCTCGAAACCGAGAAGCAGGACATGTACTTCGAATTCGACCTAACCGAGTTCAGCAAGGCGAACATGCGCGACCGATGGGAAGCGTGGGCGAACGCCAAGGACAAGGGACTCGTGCAGGTGGACGAGTTCCGCCGCGAGGAGAACCTGCCGCCGCTCGGCATGGACTACGTGAACATGGGCTTGAACGACGTCCTCTACGACACCGTCAAGAAGCGGCTCATCATCCCCAACATGGGCACGGTCATCGACCTGGAGACCATGGACGTGCTCTCGAACGCCAACCCGTCCATCTCACCTAATGACGGTGACGGTGGTTCCAATGAAAACGAGCCACCGGAGGGAGGTGACCCAAATGAAGCTGACGATCCGGAATGATTCGGTGGAGGTGAGCGGCTACGTGAACGCAGTCGGGCGGGATTCCCGTCCGCTGGCAGACGCTAGCGGCTACTTCATCGAGCAGGTGCAGCCCGGCGCTTTCGCGCGCTCGCTGTCCCGCAAAGACCCCGTGATGCTCCTCAACCACGACCCCAGCCGCGTGCTCTCCACCAAGGAGGACGGACTGGACGTGCGCGAGGACGCGGTTGGCCTGTACGCCCGAGCGACCATCACCGACCCCAACGTGGTCGAGAAGGCGCGGGCGGGAAAGCTGTCCGGCTGGTCTTTCGGCTTCGTCCCGATCAAGCAGGACGAAAAGAAGGCCGAGGACGGCATACGGCACCGCACCCTGCGAGACATCGACCTGCGCGAGATCTCGCTGCTGGACGATACCCGCACCCCAGCCTACATCGCCACGTCCGTGATGACGCGCGATGACGGCGAGGAGGTGGAGGTGCGCGAGATGCCAGACGCGGTGGAGGTGCGCTACGCCGCCGAGCCCGCTCCCGAGCCCGAGCCAGCAGATCTGTCCGCCTACACGCAAGTGGTGGAGGAGCTGTCCGCGCGATGGCTTTCGTAGTCGTCACTGGCCTGCCGTGCTCGGGTAAATCGACCTTCATCGCGCATCACGCGAGAGGTGGAGAAGCGGTGTTCAAGGTGGACGGCACGGACAACGGAGCCGCCGCAGTGGTGGCGCATCGCGGCAACTTCATCAAGAATCACGCTAAAGACGCGAAGGCGTGGATTGAGGCATCGAGCGTGACGCCGATACTCCGCAGCCAGTTGCGCGGCTGCTTCTGGTGCGAGGTGCCGATGCGGTCCGATGCCCGCACGTGCCTTATGCGGTTGGCCAAATCAGACCGACCGAACAAGGAAGCCTACCGCCGCATCATCCTGAGCAAGGCTGGGCGAGACTAGCCGAAACCAACGACAAAACCCCGCTTTTCGCGGGAAATCTGCAAATCAGCGCCTTAAAGGGCGCTTTTTTCATGCCTAAAGGAGGCAAAACATGAATCTTAAGGCTCTCATCGAGATGCGAAACGCGAAGCTGGCCGAGATGAAGGCCATCACCGCCAAGGCGGTTGAGGAGACCCGCGCCATCACCACCGAGGAGGACGAGCAGTTCAAGGCCCTCGAAGCAGAGGTGCGCGACCTCGACTCCACCATCGAGCGCGCCAAGGCCATGCAGAACGCCGGCCTTACCCCCGCCCCGTCCGACCCCGCCGGCAAGGCCGAGCCCGAGATGCGCGACGGTCTGGACATGGCCGAGGTGCGCGAGTTCGCAGCCTACATCCGCAACTCCGCCGGCTACGAGACCCGCGCAGAAAAGAACCTCACGATGACCGACAACGGCGCGATCATCCCCAAGACCATCGCCGGCGCGATCATCAAGAAGGTCTACGACATATCCCCGATCTACGCCAAGGCGACGCACTTCAATGTGCGCGGAACGCTCGAAATCCCCTATTACGACGAGTCCGAGCAGACCATCACCGTGGCGTGGGCGACCGAGTTCACCGACCTCACCTCCACCTCCGGCAAGTTCAAGACCATCGAGCTGACCGGATTCCTCGCTGGCGCTCTCACCAAGATCTCCCGCTCCCTGCTCAATTCTCAGGACTTCGACCTGGTCTCCTTCGTCATCGCCGACATGTCGGAGAAGATTGCCCGCTTCATCGAGGGCGAGATCATCAGCGGCCAGAAGGTCAACGGCCTCAAGGGCGTGACCGCTGCCGTCACCGCCGCTTCCCAGACCGCCGTCACCGCCGACGAGCTCATCGACCTGCAGGACACCGTCAAGGACGTTTTCCAGTCCGGCTGCATCTGGGTCATGTCCCCCAAGACCCGCACGGCGCTCCGCAAGCTCAAGGACGGCAACGGCCGCTACATGCTGCAGGATGACCTCACCTCTCCGTTCGGCAAGACGCTGCTCGGCAAGCCCGTGTACGTCACCGACGCCATGCCCGAGATGGCAGCTTCGAATGACGCCATCTACTACGGCGATTTCAGCGGCCTGGCAGTCAAGACGGTGGAGGAGCCGAACATCCAGGTTCTCAACGAGCTGTTCTCCATCCAGCACGCCATCGGCGCGGTCGCTTGGCTGGAATTCGACGCCAAGGTTCAGGACGCCCAGCGCATCGCCAAGCTGACCATGGGCGCGTAGACATGAAGCTCATCGCAACGAAGAGCTTCGCCGGACTCCGCGGCTCCGCAGGCGAGGGGCAGTCCTTCGAGGTGGACGAGGAGACCGCGAGGCTGATGCTCGATGAGGGATACCCCGTTGCGGAGGTGGAGGCAGATGAAGCAAAGCCAGCTCGGCGCAAACGATCTGCTCGCACACCTGCACGTGGTTAGCGAGTACGCGGACGAAGCGGACGTGGCCTTCGCGGAATCGTGCCTTGGCGCGGCGAGGTCGTACGTCAGGACGCACTGCAACGTCACGGACGAGTACATGGACTCCCACGATGACATCGCCATCGCGGTGCTCGTCATCGCGGGGGACATGTACGACAACCGCGGCATGTACGTGGGCGATGACGCGCCGAACCGCACGGTCGAGGCGATTCTCGGCCACCACGACCGCAACATGGTCGAGGGCGAGGTGGAGCAAGATGCGCTCGTCTGAGTACCGCGACCGCTTCGCGCTGGTGCAGACGGCCTACGAGGTGGACGAGTGGGGCGAGCAGAAGCCGGTCGAATCCACCGTCTACGAGGGCTACTGCAAGGCTGTGAACCTCAGCGGCACGGAGTTCTGGTCGGCCTTCGAGCAGAAGATGGAATCGACCATGAAGTTCTACTGCCGCTGGTCGCGCGCCTTGGAGCACCTGGACACCACCAAGACCAAGCTGGTCTGGCGCGGTCGGGAATTCGACATCCTCTCGATAGACAACATCGAGTCCCGCAACTTCGACTGCACCATCCGCGCGAAGGCGGTGGAGTAGATGGCGAGGGCTGGACTCACGGTATCCGTGGACGGGTTCGCAAACGGTCTCATGTCAATCGTCGAGCAGTACATGACCGACATCACCAAGGACACGCAGAAGGCAGTCAAGGCCGCGGGCCAGACCGTCATAGACGAGATTCAGGCCACGGGCGCTTTCCACGACGGCAGCGGCGAGTACCGCTCCGGCTGGAGGCAGAAGGTGGAGGGCAGCCGCGTGGACGGTTACACCACCACGGTCTACAACGCCAAGAAGCCCGGACTCGCGCACCTGCTGGAGAAGGGCCACGGCGGCCCCGCTCCCGCTCCACCGCACCCGCACATCGCGCAGGCATACGAGGAGGGCGTCAAGACCCTCGAAAGGGAGCTGAAGAAAGCGATTGGATAGGCGAGGAATCATCTCGCTCTTGAAGGCTGCTGGCGTGGAGGCCATCTACGGATGGTACAAGCCCGGCTCCGAGCCGAAGCGACCTTACGCGGTCGTGCACTGGCTCTACAGCTCCGACTTCACAGCGGACAACGCGAACTATTTCCGCATCGACAACTGGCAAGTGGACTTGATAACCGACTCCAAATCGGAGGCGGTGGAGTCCCTCGTGCGCGATGCACTCGCGTCCGCTGGCATCCGTTACCAGCAGGAAGAGCAGAACGACGAGGGCGCTGACTACGTGCGCCAGATTTTCACATTCAAAACCAGATAAAGGAGGCCGTAAATGGCTGAAACCACCAACAAGGTTCTTTTCGGACTTTCTAACGTCCATGTCGCGAAGCAGACCGGCACGGGCACCTACGACACCCCCGTGGCCATGCCCGGTGCCGTCAACATGACCATCGACGCCGAGGGCGATCAGGAGGTCTTCTACGCAGACAACATGGCCTACTACACCGCCAACAGCAACGCCGGCTACACCGGCGAGCTTGAAATCGCCGACATCCCCAACGAGGTGCTGGCATGGATGCTCGGCTGGACTGTGGACAATAACGGCGCTCTGGTCGAGGTCGCCGACGGCGTTCCGATCCCGTTCGCGCTCATGTTCGACGTTCAGGGAGACGCCAAGGCCCGTTCCACGGTCTACTACAACGTGACCGCCAACCGTCCCTCCGACGAGTGGAGCACAACCGAGGACACCACCACCGTTACCACCAAGAAGCTGCCGTTCACCGCGACTCCCGCCAAGATCGGCGGCAAGAACGTGGTCCGCTCCGTCATCGAGAGCACCGAGGCGAACAAGGCCATCTACAGCACCTTCTACACCAAGGTCTACACCCCCGACGCGACCGAGTAGCGCATGCGAACGGTCCATCTGGGCAACGTGGAGATCAGCGCTCAGGGCTCGCCCTGGGCGCTCTTCCTTTACCAGCGGGAATTCTCCACCCCCGACAAGCAATGCAGCTGGTACGAGGACTACGACGCCGCGCATAAGGATTACAAGGCATCCGAGGACAAGCAGGTGGAGGCGGTCAACCGCCTGTCCGCCCTCGACAACATGTTCTGCCTGAAGACCCTCTGGGCGTGCGCGGCGTCCGTAGACGATTCCCTGCCGCCCTTCGAGCAGTGGCTCAAGTCGCTGGCGGACGCCGACATCCCCATGGTCGCGCTGCCGCTGTGGAAGATGGAGGTCTCGGTGCTCATCAACGCCGAGATATTTCGATACAAAACGCAAACCGAAAAAGAAGAGGCAGCAGCTGAGTAGCGCCGACACCGGCGCGATCGTGGAGTCCCAGATTCTGGGGGCGCTCCACCTCGGCTTCTCGCTGCGGGAAATCAAGCACCTCACCATCCCCGAGGTGCTGCGCTTCTGCGACCTATCCGTGCCGCCCGACCCGGACGAGCCGAGGATGGCCACGCAGGAGGACATCGACAGGCTACTAGGCTAAGGGTGGAGGTCTGGCATGACCACTTACAAGGGTTTGACCGTCCAGCTCGGAGCGGTCACCAAGGGCTTGACCTCCGCGCTTCGCGAGACGAGCAAGGGCGCGCGCGAGACGCAGAACGAGTTGAAGCAGGTGCAGAACGCGCTGAAGTTCAACCCGAACTCCACGCGACTGCTCACCCGTCAGATGGAGCTTCTGGCAGACAAGGCCAACCAAGCGGAAGAGCGTTTAAAGGTCTTGAAGGCCGCCGAGGAGCAAATCGACCGCACTAAAATCGACCCCGACCAGTGGACGAAGCTGCAAGCGGAGATCGCGACGTGCGAGAGCAAGGTCAAGACGTTCAACGAGCAGCTGACCACGGCCAAGGCCAAGCTCAAGTCGATGGACTCCACGCTCGGCAAGACGGGCGCGAAGCTCACCGAATTCGGAAACAAGTACGACAAGGCGGGGCAGAAGGTGTCGAGCGTCGGCGATAAGCTGACCTCCACCCTCACGCCCGCGCTTATCGGTTCGGGCGCGGCTGCGGTTGCGGCTGCGACCAATATGGACACGTCCCTGACCAACGTCAAGAAGACGGTGGACGGGACTGAGCAGCAATACCAGGCGCTCAAGGACGCGGCGGTGGAGTTCTCCAAGACCAACGCCGTGAGCGCGTCGCAAATCCTCGACATACAGGCGCTCGGCGCGCAGCTCGGGTTCACCATCGACGAGCTGGACGAGTTCGGCGAAGTAGTGAGCGGTCTGGACATCGCGACCGACATGGACGCGGAGACCGCCGCCACGCAGCTCGCGCAGTTCGCCAACATCACCAAGATGTCGCATGACGAGATCTCCAACTACGGTTCGGCCGTGGTCGGTCTCGGCAACAACTTCGCCACCACGGAATCCAAGATCTCGGCGATGGCGATGCGTATCGCGGCGGCCGGCACGCAGGTCGGCATGTCGCAGGCGGACATCTTGGGACTCTCCACCGCCCTGTCATCGCTCGGCATCGAAGCCGAAGCGGGCGGCTCCGCCATCTCCACCGTCATGTCGAACATCGACAAGGCCGTGGCGACCGGAGACGAGTCGCTTTCCGCTTGGGCGTCCACCGCGCAGATGAGCGCGGAGCAGTTCGCCGCCGCGTGGAAGTCCGACCCCGTCACGGCGCTGGCTGCCGTCCTCTCCGGTCTGGAGAGCGCGACCGAAGCAGGCGGCAACATGTCGCTCATACTGGAAGACCTTGGAATCTCCGAGCTGCGGCAGACCGACGCCATGAAGCGCATGGCCGGCAATTCCCAGCTGGTCGCGGACGCGGTCGGCAAGGCCAACGAGGAATGGTCGAAGAACTCCGCCCTCTCCAAGGAGGTGGAGAACCGCAACGGCTCCCTCGCGGCGAAGTTCCAAATCCTGTTGAACCGCGTCACCGCCATCGCGGACGACATCGGCGGACCGCTGGCGGACGCGCTTCTTGACGCGCTCGACGCAATGGAACCGTTCTTCAAAGCGGTGGAGGACGGCGCTCAGGCGTTCGCCGACATGGACAAGGGGCAGCAGCAGGCCATCATCTCCACCGTCGCGCTCGTCGCGGCGCTGGGCCCGCTGCTCAAGCTCATCGGCGGCGTCCCCAATGCTGCCAAGAGCGCCGGCGATACCATCACGTCCATATCCGAGGGCTTCATGAAGCTCAAGGAGGGCGGTGGACTCGCCGCCGCCGGAGTGAAGACGCTCAACGGCGCGATCGGCGCGGTGGTCATCGGCACGCTGGCTGCGTTCGCGGCTTCGCTCATCGAGGCCAAGCAGCGCGAGGACGAGCTCGCGGAAGCGTCCGTGAGCTTCGCGGACATCCAGTCATCCGTCGCGACCGCCGCCGAGAGCGCGTCCGGCTCTCTGGACGGCTACGCTTCATCGCTCGATGACGTGGTGGACGCCGCGAGCAACGCGCTGGACAACACCAAGCAGCTGAACGACAACATCAAGGAGACGTTCACAAGCATCGCCACGGACGGCAAGCTGCTGGACGGCTACGTCGACACCATCGAGCGCCTTGCGAACAAGTCCGACCTCTCCGCGAGCGAGCAGGCCGAGCTGAAGACGGCGGTGGAGGGTTACAACTCCATCACCGGAGACCAGCTCTCCGTGGTCGATTCGGTCAACGGAAAAATCCAAGACCAGAACGGCGAGCTGCTTGAGAACATCGACATGCTCAGGCAGTCCGCGCAGGCATGGATTGACAACGCGAAGGCGCAGGCATCCCAAGACCTTCTCATCGAAGCCTACAAGCAGCAGGCCGAGGCGCATGACGCAGCTACCGAGGCGCACAAGCGCTGGCAGCAGGAGCAGCAGAAGCTGGAGAACGGCGAAGCGAGCTACACGGACGTGAAGGCAGCTGCCGAGGCGTACGAGGACGCGTCCACCGCGCTCGATTCCGCGAACGATAAGGTAAAGGGTCTCGAAGCCACCACCACCGTGGCGAGCGCGGCCATTAACGCGAACCTCAAGGCCGCGCTGGAACAGCTCCCGCTCTCCGCTCAGGCGGCTGGCACGGACATCGGCTTGAAGCTGCAAGAGGGCATCGACGCCGGCAAGGTCAACGTAGACCAAGCGGCCATGTTCTTGACGGACGGAGTCAAGACCGCTCTGGCATCCCTGCCGCCCGAGCAGCAGGCGAACGGCATCGCCGTGGCAATGCAGCTCGCGGAGGGCATCAGCACGGGCAGCGTCAACCCGCAGCTCGCGGCTGGATTCCTCGTCGACGCGGTTGCCAACCAGGTCTCCACCTTGCCCGCGAGCATGCAGACCGCCGGCATGAACGCCGTCATGGAACTCGCGACCCAGCTCTCCAACGGCACCGTCAACGCCACCGAGGCATCGCAGCTCATCGCGGCTGCGGTCACCGGCAGCATGGACGGGCTTCCCTCAGACCTGCAGGCAAAGGCGGGCGAGGCGGTCACCGCGCTCAACTCCGCGCTCCAAGGCGGGGATTCTGAAGCGTTCGCGAGCGGAACCCTGCTCAAGGATTCGGCGGTGAAGGGCGCGTCGAACCTTCCCAGCGATTTGGGGCAGCTCGGCACGGACGGCAGCGAGCGGTTCAACTCCAACCTAGCAGCTGGCGAGGGCGGAGCAAATGCATCCGGCATGACGCTTGAACAGGCCGCCAGCGCGGGAGTGCAACCCGTTGTCGATAATCTCGGGACGTACGGCGCAGATGGTGGAGAAGCTTTCGCAACGGGAGTCGGCTCAGCGGAAGGATCCACCTCCACCAACGCTTCATCGTTGGCAAACGCCACGGAAGCGGCCAAGGCGAACAATTCGAGCGCGTCTGGATGGGGTTCCGAACTCGGTCGCAATTTCGCAGCGGGCATAAAATCGGCTTACCAATGGGTAGCAGACGCAGCGGCTTCAATTGCTCAGGCGGCAGCCGACTTCCTTCACCACTCCAAGCCGAAGAAGGGGCCGCTGTCAGAGGGCGAGGAAATCTGGGGCAAGCACGCATCGCAGAACTTCGCCAAGGGTTTGGAAAATGGCAAGTCCGAGGTAGCGAAAGCAGCCGAGGAGAACGCTCAAGAGGTAGCCGACTACCTTGCCCATTCCCAGCCGAAAAAGGGCCCGCTATCTAGCGGCGAATGGATCTACGGATACCACGCAGCAATCAACTTTGCCGAGGGCTTGTCCTCCGGCAAGGGCGCGGTGGGTCAGGCTGCGGCAGAGGTCGCGGAGGAAGCGGACAAGGCGTTCCAGGAATACATCGATTCGATGATTGATTCCTACAAGGAGCGCGGGGACGAGTTCGCCGAGGTGTCCACCGAGATCGCGGAGGCCATCTGGGGGACCATCGCCCCCGAAATCGAGTCTCAGGAGTTCCTGAAGCCGTTCACGGGCAGCGTCTATGACAGCATGAAGCAGCTCGAAGACGCGGGTTACACGCTCGACCAGTACTCCGACAAGCTGGACGAGATGGCCGAGAAGAAGGCTGAATGGGATTCCAAGGCCGCTGCCGGCCTGAGCGATTCCGAAAAGGAGTCCTATCAGGACTTCATGAAGGAATACGACGCGTTCATGCAGCTGCAGGGCAAGCTGACGGCGTCCGTGGAGTCCATGCGCGAATGGCGCGGCCTGTACGAGATGAAGGACACCATCATCTCCACTACCGGCGCGAGCGAGGACTTGACGCAGGCGCTCTACGAGGCGGGAGCAACGGGAGCGACCTTCTCTCAGGAGTTCCTCGACTACGTCTCGCAAGGTGGAGAGGACGCCGTGAAGGCGCTCAAGCAGCTCACGGCTATGGGTCCCGACGCCCTGCAGGAGATGAGCGATTCCTTCCGCGACATGGCGATAGCCGAGCGGGAGGCGGAGCTTGCAAGCAGGGAGCTGTACGTCAACAGCTTGGCGTACACGGATTTCTCCACGCCGCGCTCGCAGCTGCTCGACTACCGCGAGACGGTGCTCGACGTGCGCGAGGCCATGTACAGCGACGAGGGACTGTCCAACGCCTTCAAGATGACGGGCACCAGCGCCGAGGGCTTCGCGGCAGACCTCA